CCAGCGGCGTTGAGGCGATCGACATCACCGAGCACTTCAACTTCAACTGCGGCAACGCGATCAAGTACATCTGGCGTGCGGGGTTAAAGCACGACGACCAGGTGGAGGACTTGCGCAAGGCGCGGTGGTACATCGAGCGCGAGATCAAGCGCTTGACGAAGGTCTGAGATGAACCTGCAGGAATACCAGCCGCGGGACGCGTTCAAGCCGTTGCACACGCGTTCGAAGCGGTGGACGGTGGTGGTGGCGCATCGGCGGGCGGGCAAGACGGTGGCGATGTGCTCTGACCTGGTGATTGGGGCGTTGGAGACGGCCTTGCCCAAGCCGCAGTTTGCGTACCTGGCGCCGCAGCGAGACCAGGCCAAGCGGGTGGCGTGGGGGTATTTGAAGGATCTGACGCGGCCGTTCTGGAGCAAGCCGCCAAATGAGTCAGAGCTGAAGATCACGATCAACAATGGCCACGGTGGGGAGAGCACGATCTACGTGGCGGGGTCGGACAACTACGACGCGCTGCGCGGGATGTACTTTGACGGGGTGGTGCTGGACGAGGTGGGGGACATTCGGCCCAGTGCCTGGTACACGGTGCTGCGGCCGGCTTTGTCAGACCGGCGCGGCTGGGCGATTTTTGCTGGGACGCCCAAGGGCAAGAACCTGTTTTGGAATTTGCGCGAAGAAGCGCGAATGAATCCGGGCACGCACATGCTGCTGGAGCTGCCCGCGTCCAAGACGGGGATCATTCACCCGGAGGAGCTGCGGGACGCCAAGGCGCAGATGACGGCCGAGGCGTATGCGGTGGAATACGAGTGCTCGTTTGATGCGGCGGTGCCTGGGGCGTACTTTGCCAAGCAGATTGGCGACGCGTATGAGCAGGGGCGGGTGGGTGCGCACCGGGTTGACCGGGAGTTTCCTGTTCACCTGGTGGCCGACCTGGGGTACACGGATTCGTGCAGCTGGTGGGGCTGGCAGGAGACGCCTGGGGGTTACCGGGTGGTGGAGTTTTACGAGGCTGACAACCAGCCGATCCAGCACTACATCGACTGGGTCAAGAGCCGGGCGTACAAGGTGGGGCAGGTTTGGCTGCCTCATGATGCGCGGGCCAAGAGTCTGCAGACGGGCAAGTCGATCATTGAGCAGTTTCTGTCCAATGGGATTCAGCCGCGGATGGTGCCGCAGATGAGCCTGCAGGACGGGATTGAGGCGGCGCGCCTGGTGATTCCCAAGTGCTGGTTTGACGAGGATGCGACCTACGATGGGGTTGATCACTTGCGGGCGTACATGCGGGAGTGGGACGAAAAGACGCAGACGTACCGCAACCGGCCCAAGCACGACCAGCACAGCCACGCGGCTGACGCGTTCAGGTATTTGGCTCTTGCTGCGCAACCTGTGAAGGGGGTTTCACAACAGGGGCATAAAATCACAACACCGAAGGCGCGCGGGGCGCATTACCAGTTCTCACTTGATCAGATCTGGGACACCGCGCCGCAACCTGACATGAGGATTGGGTAATGGATTCAGCAAACATCACCAGCGCGAGCGACTTCAAGAACACGCCAGCTGGCCTGGCCCAGCGCTGGAGCACCGAGATCTCGGCCTCCAAGCAGGAGCTGCGCAAGTTCCACGAGGACGCCAAGCGGATTGTTCACCGCTACCTGGACAAGAGGGACGACTTTGGCCGCGACCAGAGCCGCGTCAATCTGTTCTGGTCGACGATGAAGGTCTTGTTCTCGATGCTGTACGCGCGGCCGCCCAAGGCCGACGTCAGCCGCTCCTGGCAGGACAGCGACGACGACCAGGCGCGGGTGGCGGGCACGCTGTTGCAGCGGATCTTGAATCGCAGTTTTGATGACGAGACCTCGGCCTGGGACGCGGCGGTGCGCCAGGGCATTGAGGACTGGCTGATTGTGGGGCTGGGCCAGATCTGGCTGCGCTACGAGGTTAAGACCGAGGAGTACGAAGTCGATGCGATTGTCGACCCGGTCAGCGGTGTCGAGATGGTGCCGGCCACGCAGGGCGAGCGAATTGTCGAGGAGGACGCCCCGGTCGACTACATCCATTGGGAGGACTTCTTCTGGTCGCCTGCTCGGGTGTGGGCCGAGGTGCGCTGGGTGGCGCGGCGCGTCTACATGACCAAGGATCAGCTGGTCGAGCGCTTTGGTGAGCAGATTGCCCAGGTGGTGCAGCTCAAAAAGACGGGCACCAAGGACGACACCCGGCAGAACGATCCTCAGTACGACCCCTGGAACAAGGGCGAGATCTTTGAGATCTGGTGCAAGGAGAACAAGAAGGTCTATTGGTACTCGCCTGGCGCGGATGTGATCCTGGACGTCAAGGATGACCCGCTGGGCCTGGAGAATTTCTTTCCGTGCCCCAAGCCTCTGATGGCCAACGTGACCACTAGCAACCTGATGCCGCGGGCCGACTACATCTTTGCCCAGGATCAGTTCAACGAGCTGGACGAGATCAACACGCGCATCACTTGGCTCACGCGCGCGGCGCGGGTGGCTGGTGTGTACGACAAGTCGGCCGGCGACTCGGTGGGGCGGCTGTTCTCGCAGACGGCTGAGAACCAGCTGGTGCCTGTGGATAACTGGGCGATGTTTGCTGAGTCTGGCGGGGTCAAGGGCAAGATCGACTTTGCCCCGATTGACCAGGTGGTCAACTGCATCGAGCGCCTGCGTGTGTACCGCCAGGACAAGGTCATGCAGATCTACGAGGTGCTGGGCATTTCTGATGTGATGCGTGGCAGCTCCAAGGCCAGCGAGACGGCCACGGCGCAGCAGATCAAGGCGCAGTTTGGCTCGACCCGCGTGCAGCTGATGCAGTTCTACATCGCTGAGTGGATCAGCAACGCGCTGCGGATCAAGGCCGAGATCATCTGCAAGCACTGGCAGCCCGAGACCATCATTGCGCGCAGCAACATCATGCGCACGCCTGATGCGCAGCTGGCCGGCCCGGCCATTGAGCTGCTCAAGGACGAGGAGATGGCCGAGTACCGGATCTCGGTGGAGGCTGATTCTATGGCCGCGATGGACTGGGCGGCCGAGCGCGATGCGGCGGTGCAGTTCATGCAGGGCCTGGGCGCGTTCATCAGCCAGGTCTCGCCAATGGCTCAGCAGGTGCCAGAGGCTGGCCCCTACCTGCTGCGCATGATGCAGTGGGCGGTGAGCAAGTTCCGGGTGAGCACCGAAATCGAGAGCGTGCTTGACCAGGCGGTCTCGAGCATGCAGCAAAAGCTCTTGGCCCCGCCGCCGCCTCAGCAGCCCTCGCCTGAGCAGATGCTTGAGCAGGCCAAGCTGCAGCTGGAGGCCGAGAAGATCAAGAGCAACGAGCGTATTGCGGTGATGGAGTCGCAGACCGACAAGGAGATCGCGGCGCTCAAGGGCACGATTGAGATGCAAAAGGTCGAGATGAACGCGCAGATGGAGCAGTTCAACGCGCAGTTCAACCAGCTGCGAGAGGTGATGAAGCTCAACCCTGAGTCGATGCAACACATCGGGGGCTTGTTCAATGGCCTGAGCAGCATGGCGCAGATGCAGGCGCAGCAACAGCAGCAGCTGATGCAGGTGATGGATCTGGTCAGTCGCAAGAAAAAGCGCGTGCCCGTGCGCGACCCGCAGACGGGCGACATCATCGAAGTGCGCGAGGTGGACGACAGCGGCTCGGGCGTTCTGCCTGGCGTTGCTGATGCGATGGCCGGCTCTGCTCCCCTTCCTCCCGCAGTCAACCCCGCAGCAATGCCTGCAGCCAACTTGAACCAGGAGATCTGACATGGCTGTCATTTACAACACCACCCTCAAAAACACCCGCATGACTGATGTCGTGACCGCAATCGGCACGACTGGCGTGCTGCAGATTGGCACGACCGGAATGGCCACTGTTTTGGCTGAAATTCCTCTTGCCAACCCGGCTGGCACGGTCACTGGTGGCGTGTTGACGTTCACGATGCCGCAGTCGGACACCAGCGCAAATGCCACGGGCACGGCCGCTGAGGCGCGCATTCGCACTGCCTCGGGCGGGACTGACATCATCACCGGCCTGACTGTCAGCACATCGGGTGCGAACATCAATTTGTCGAGCACCTCGATCACGACGGGGGACACCGTCACGATCAACAGCGCAACGATCACGCACGGCTGAGGAAAATCATGTCGGTCTGCGCCGTGTTCGATCAGGACACCGACGAGTTGGTCAATTTCATCGTTGCTGATGTGACCGACGAGCCGCCTGTGGGCTGCTATTTGGTGTTCGTGCCAGAGGGCACGTATTGGAACGGCGAGTCGTTCGTTGAGTACCCGCCAGACCTACCGCCAGCAGAGGATGAATAAATGCCCATCATCCTTTTAACTTCAGGCACCAGCTGGACTGTCCCCGCGGACTGGAACAACAGCAACAACAAGATCCACCTGATCGGCGGCGGTGGCGGCGGTGCAGGAAACGCAACATCGGGTAGTAACCGGGCTGCTGGCGGCGGCGGCGGCAGTGGTGGTTATTGCCGAATCGACAACCTCACGCTTACGCCGGGCGCAACGGTTGCATATGCGATTGGCGCTGGTGGTTCAGCGGGCGCGGCTGGAGGGGCAACGTCAGCAGGCGGCACAGGCGGCAACACCTTTTTTGGCTCTGGTGGCCTTTATGGTATTGCGTTCCCTGGGGCTGGCGGCACAGCAAATGCCAGCACCCCCACCTCTACTGGGGGGGCGGGTGGTAGTTGGGCTGTTGCAACATTTGGCTATAGCGGCGCATATGGTGGCGCTGGCGGCTACAACTCGGTGCCACAAGCATCTGGTGGTGGCGGTGGTGCGGGCGCAGCAGGGCCGAACGGCAGCGGCAAGTTGGGCGGGACTGGCGTTTTAAGCTCCAACGGCAGCGTTGTTTCTGGCGGCGGCGGCGGCGGCTCTGGCGGGGGCACCGCTGGAAGCAACGGGACTACATCTTTGTCTGGCGCTGGGGGTAACAACTCATCTGGCACAGGCGGTGGCTCCGGTGTCGCAGCGGGAGCTGGTAATGCTGGCACCAATGGCGGCGGCGGTTCTGGTGGTTATTCCACCGGGATCGGCGGCAACGGCGGCAATGGTGTTGAGTTCACGATCACCGCTGGCGGCACTGCTGGCTCAGGCGGCGGCTCTGGTGGCTCTGCTCGCGCAAGCAATACAGCTTCCGCTGGTTTGTATGGTGCTGGTGGTGGTGGCGCAGGCGTTCCGGGAACGTTTACGCCGTACAACGGCGGCGCTGGTGCTCAGGGCGCAATCATCATTGAGTACACGCCAAGCGGTGGCACGACCATCACTGGCACGATGGCCGCTACAGAAGCTCAGGATGCTGCGAGCTTTGCTGGCGTTGTCATCAAAACAATCACTGGCACTTTTGCAGCCACTGAGGCCCAAGATGTATTCGCGGCCTCTGGAACATCGACAAAGAACATCACCGGCACGCTTGCCGCCACCGACGCCCGTGATTTGTTCATTGGTTCTGGCACTGCCTTCCGCGGCATCTCTGGTGTCATGGATGCAACTGAGGCGCAAGACGTCTTTGCGGCCGCTGGCGCGCTGATTCGCACGATTACTGGAACGCTGGCCGCAACAGAGGCCCAGGACGTCATGGTGGCCACGGGCAGCGTGCCCACGCCTTTCACGCCGATCCTGGCCGACGTTGGCGACGAGCGCAAGCGCAAGAAACGCAAGGATCGCAACTTTGCCGAGTACAAGCAGGAGCAGGAGCGCCTGCGCAAGGTCATTGAGGAGGCGGTTTCGCCGTCGGTGGTCAAGGGCCAGGTGGCGGTGGTCGAGCAGGGCGAGGAGGGCGTTGAGATCGTGCCGGTCTCTGGCCAGACCATCAGCATCCCGGTGCCGCCAATGTTCGACGCGTCCGAGGTCTCGCGCATGGTGGCCGCCGCTGTTGCGCGCGCCAACGCTGCAGCTGAGGTGATCAGGGTCAAGCGCCGACAAGAGGCTGAGCAAGCGCTGGCACATGCCAGAGCCGAGCTGGCTCGGATAATCAAGCGCAGACGCGAGGAGGAGATCCTGCTGCTGCTGGACTGAGGAATGACACATGAAAACCGATGCTGAAAAATTTGTTGAGTTGCTGATGCTGGGGCGTGACCTGGCGCAGCGTGCGCACTGGGCTGCGCAGGGGCCTGGCTCTTATGCTTTGCACATTGCCACCGCCGACTTCTACGATCAGGTGGCCGGGTTCACCGACAGGTTTGTCGAGCAGTACCAGGGCACCTACGGCAAGCTCATGAACATTGGCCGCGCGGTTGACGACACCAGGCCGATTGCCGACCTTCTGGTCGAGCAGGTCGAGTGGATTGAGATGAATCGCTACAAGGTCTGTGAGAAGGCCGAGACGTCGCTGCAGAACCTGATTGATGAGGTCGTTGGGACGTATCAAACCACGATCTACAAGTTGCGATTTCTTAAATGAGGTGAGAAATGGACACGCAATCGATTGTCAAAGCACTGCGCGACCGAGCGCGCAAGATGATCTCGCTGGACTCGCCAGAGGACGGCGATCTTGGCGATGTGGCTCTTGACCTTGGAGCTGGCTTTGTGCCTGGCGTCGGCACCGCGCTGAGCGCTCGAGACTTTGAGCGTGCGCGCCGCGAGGGCGACATGCTGGGCATGGGCCTGGCGGGCGTGGGCATGATCCCGGTGCTTGGCGGGGCCACCCGCGGCATCAGCAAGGCGCTCAGGGCCGGCGACAAGGCCCCGGAGGCCATGACCGCAGCCGAGAAGGCTTGGCTTACACGCATGGAGAAGGTGGCGCGCAACAAGGGCGTGCAGCACCGCGAGGCCATGCGCGAGGGCGGCGAGACGGTTGTCGATGACATTCACACGTTTGCCCCGCGCACGATCATTACGCCCGAGGATCTGGTCGGCAAGGTCGGCGTGCAAGTCCAAGGTGACCGCAGTCGAGCCGGCGCTCTGATTCGGCAGTTGCGTGGCGTCCCGATTGAGGGCGGTGTCAGGCTTGAGGGCGGCCCAGCGTATGCGCAGCTGAACAAGGAGCTTGGCACGGGAGCAGGGTGGGCTAGCATGAAGGGCGCGGCCAGCGGCAAGCAAAAGCAGTTTGAGCGCGCCGCCGATGCGACCGGCCTGCAGCCGGTTGGCGTCTACAGCGCAATGGGCTTGGACGGGGTCGACTTTGCCACCCCGGTGGCTGAGGCAATGATCAAGCAGCTGCGCCTCATGCGCCCCAACAAGGCCTCGCTGGCCGGCGCGGACAAAGAGATCCAGCGCTTTGCCCCTGACTTTGTCGGCCTGCAATCACCCGAAGCGCTTGCGCAGATTCTGGGCAAGGACGGCTTCTCAATGGCCGGAGCTGGCCAGGTTCGCAAGGCCATCGTCAACACGCTCAAGAAGGCCGAATACCAGAACCAGGGCTTCCCGGTTTACGACGACATCATTGAGGCGGTGACGCAACGCGAGCTGAAAGAGGTGCCGCTGGGCGCGTCTGGCTACACGATCTTCCAGGCCAAGCCTGGATCGCCCCTGGTGCAAGGCGCTGACGTCAAGCTGCCGCATGCGTCCTACGACACCGTCATCCCTGGTGAATACATGGGCGGGCTGGCGCGGTCAGTGCCGCCTGATGTGATGTTCCCCAAAACTTATGACCGCCACCGCGCAGTTGGTCGCAACCCGGCTCAGACGCACCGCTCAATGCAGGTGAACAACTCTGACTTTGAGGTGTTCGACCAGCAGTGGCTGGACGGGATCATGGATTACTTGAGGAAGAACGGGCAATGATGGCCTCAAGAGACGAGGCCAGGTCAGCAAGGCGCTGCGCTGCGTCCTTTGCAACGTCCAGCTGCACGGCCACGGGCAAGCTAGCAAAGGCGTCTGCAAACTCGCAGGCGACTTCAGCAGAATCCGGGTCGTATTTGACATGAATGAACGTTTCCATACTGTTGAGGATACCACAACATGACCCGCCGACGCTACATCCAAGACCCCAAGACGTTTGAGCTGATCGAGGTGACCGCTGATCACCAGGCCCCGATGCGCGCTGACTCTGGCGCGCTCTGGGGCGACCGCAGCTACGACGGCATGCGCGCAACTGATGGCACCGACATCAGCAGCCGCACCAAGCACCGCGAATACATGAAGGCCAACAACCTGACCACGGTTGACGACTTCAAGGGCACCTGGGCCAAGGCCCAAGAGCAGCGAGAGCGCCTGTACACGCAGGGCGGCTCGTTCAGCAAGCGCGACATCGAGCGCGCGATTTCACAACTCCAAAACAGGTAACACCATGAGCGAACCCACGACCCTCCGAGACGCAATCGCGTCGGCTTTGGCCGACGAGCCGCAAGACAACGCGCCCGCTGCCGCCCCCGCGCCAGACCCCTTTGCAGGCGGCGCTGGTGAGCTGGCCATCGACGCCCAGGCTGCCGCCGACATTCCGGTTGGCGACGCGCCTGCCGCGTCTGATCTCAACGCCCTGGCCGAGGGCGACGATCAACAACAGGATCTGCAGCAACGCCCGCGCGACGAGAAGGGCAAGTTTGCCAAGACCGAGGGCATCACGCCTGGCCCGAAGTCAGGCCCGCGTCAGCAGGCCGAGCGCCCGCCCGCGTCCTGGAAACCCGAGGTGCGCGAGCATTGGAATGCCCTGCCTGAGACCGTGCGCGCCGAGATTGCCCGCCGCGAGGTGGAGGTGCAGCGCACGCTCCAGGAGACGGCCGAGGCCCGGCGCACGGCCGAATCGGTCATGAAAACGATTGCCCCCTACGAGGCATTCATCAAGGCCGAGAACAGCAACCCGCTGCAGGCCATCGACAACCTGTTCAGCACGGCGGCGCGTTTGCGCACCGGCACCGCGCCCGAGCTGGCTCAGATGATGGCTGGCCTGGTGCAGCAGTTTGGGATTGGCCGGTTCGGCAACAACTTCATTGAGCAGCTGGACGCCGCCTTGGCTGGCCAGCCTGCGCGCCAGGCGGCCGGCGCCGCGCCAGAGATCCAGCAGGTCATCCAGCAGCAGCTCGCGCCGGTTCAGCAGTTCATGACCCAATTCCAGCAGATGCAGGCCCAGCAGCAGGCCCGCGTCCAGGAGCAGGCCGCGACTGAGGTCGAGACGTTCTTGACAAAGGCCGAGTTCGGCAACGATGTCCGCGAGGACATGGCCGACATTCTTGAGGCCGCCCAGCGCCGGGGTCAGAACATGACCTTGCAGGAGGCTTACAGCAAGGCCGTGCGCATGAACGACCAGATCATGAAGGTGCTGGCCCAGCGCCAGAAGGTGCAGGGCGCGCAGCAGGGCAGCCAAGCGGCGCAGCGGGCGCGCCAGGCGGCTGTCAGCGTCTCTGGCGGCGCGCCGGTCGGTGCTCTGCGCCAAGACCCCACCGACGTTCGTTCGGCCATTGAGGCGGCCATCCAGATGTCCTCACGCTGATGCCATAATCACACCATGAGGCGATGGCGACATCGTTCTCTGGTGTGCCCAAGCACCCCAGCCACCGCAATGCTCCATAGGAGACGCGCCGCGCGTCCCACCTACGGCCAAGTCGGACTGAGATCGGTTCGCAGTCGGCGCATCTGAACAAGGCGGGCGCAAGCCCACAACCAAACCTCAGATGGAGTATTCATCATGGCTTTCCCGAACGTTAGCGACATCGTCGCAACCACCATCCAGAACCGTTCGCGTCAGATCGCGGACAACGTCACCAAGAACAACGCGATCCTGTCGCGTCTGAACCAGCGCGGCAACGTGCGCACCATCAGCGGCGGCTCGAGCATCCTCGAGGAGCTGTCGTTTGCCGAGAACGGCAACGCCGGCTTCTACAGCGGCTACGACCTGCTGCCGGTGGCTGCCCAGGACGTCATCAGCGCCGCCGAATTCCAGATCAAGCAGTTCGCCGTGCCGGTGATCATGTCTGGCCTGGAGATGCTGCAGAACAGTGGCAAAGAGGCCTTCATCGACCTGCTCGAGGCGCGCCTGAACGTGGCTGAATCGACGATGGCCAACAAGCTGTCGCAGTCGATCTACAGCGACGGCACCGGCTCTGGCGGCAAGGAAGTCACCGGCCTGAACGCCGCTGTGCCCTCCACCCCCACCACCGGCACCTACGGCGGCATCGACCGTGCCACCTGGGCCTTCTGGCGCTCGCAGCTGTATGACTTCAGCACCGAGACCGGTGGCAACGCCACTGCCGCCAACAT